AATGCGCAACAAAAGGAGTTGTTGCAACAGTTTATTTTTATGAAAAAAAATTAGATGAAGAAGATGAATTCCAGAGTAAAAAAAATGACGCGGAATATTATCAAGAAAATAAAAAATAGGGGGAATAATGGCAAAAGATCAAAGCGAATATATTGATGACTATTGTTACGCAACATATGGTCATTTTAATTGGGGTTATTTAAGCACTTACACCAAAGAGGAATTGGCAAAAGCGGGTCATGATATTGACGGGCCAATTGTTTTTTGGCATGAGGATGATGAAGAACAGGAGGAGGAAGAATAATTCTTGTAATTATTTTATCTTATGATATCTTATGATAGGAGGAAAAGAAAAAATGAAAATAGATAAAAACTTAGTCATTAATTTTAATGACATATTAGCGGATGAAAAAAGTTTTCAACCGACTTATAACAACCAAAGCTTTTATGAAAGCAGTGAGGAAAGATTGAGGTTCAAATTTAATGAACTCGATAGTGAATATTGCAAAGAAAATAAATTTTATAAATGCTTTGATGTGGATACTTTAGAAATTCTTAAACCAAAAGAGTGGGAAGAATTATCTAAAATGTCCCTAGAAGATATGATGAACAATTATGTTGAGAAATATAGTTGGGATTGGTTAGGTGCGGACTTTGAAGATATGGATGGCTATTTATGTTTTGTCATGAACCATAATCGAGATGTAGCATTTTCAACAATTATAAGAAATGATGCTGAGTACATGGACATCTATATGCATGATGTATCTATGTACAATGAAAAAGAAAAAGAAGTTTACTTAAAGGGGTTGTATGATGCTAGAAGATAAACATTGTCAAATAATACTAAAACATGAAGATGAGGGTATCAATAATATTCTTATGGATTTTGATTTGGTTTTAAGAACCAATGATGAAAAAACTAAATATGAATATTTTGATATTTACGATTACAAAAACGGGGATATGGTGGCCTCAGGAATAGAAATAAAGGAGAAGAAAAAATGAAACATATAATAAAGGTTACTAAAAAAGATATACAAAATGGTGAACCAGGTGACTGTCAAAAATGCGCAATTGCTTTAGCCTTAAAAAGAGAGTTTCCTGATAAAAGAGTAGAAGTGAGAGCAGTTGAAAATGATAACAATGGTTTCGAAGAAACAAAAAGCGGAACGATTATTTTTGATTTAGATCACAAGCTGTATCATTTTGAAGACGGTTTAAATGATAAACTTTATACTTTTATAGACAGATTTGACGGAGAATATGGAGTTGACCCGTTTCAATTTGAAATGGAGGTTCGATAATGGTTGATCAAACTAAACACGGAATACCAGATGTCATAACAGAAAATCACGCAAAAAAATATGAGATCGAAACTAGAAAAAAATTTCAGGCATGGTTGGAGGAGTGTCCCGTCATGTTTGCAAATAGGGAAACGGACGGCCCTAATTTCGTCCAATACATATTTAACTTACAAAGAAGGAGAAAATAATATGTTTTTAATAATACGGGAAAAGACTTTTGAGACACCTACTATTGAAAGTTGTTTTAGTATTGTAGGGCAGTACAAGTCACAAAAGGATGCTGAAGAAAAAAGAAAAGCATTTAGGATAATTGAAGATAAGGGGGATGTGTTTTTTTATATTACACAAACACCTTTAAGATTAACGGATGAGGTGAAAAATGTCGACAAGGAGTAATGTAGCTGTTGAGGATTTAATAACTAAAGAAATAAAAGTTATCTATGTTCATTCGGACGGATACCCTGACGGAGTGGGTAACTGTTTACTTAAACACTATAATTCTTATGAGAAAGCAAAAGAATTAGTGAATAAAGGTAGTGCTTCATTTATTGGCGAAACAATTGAAGAATGTAAATTTTACGAAACTGAGGAGGATAGTTTCAAAACTTACAATAACGAGTATTGTTTTATGTACGATATGAGAGGCGATATCATGATTGAATATATTTATTTATTTAAAAATAATAAATGGGTAGTTTCAACTATGAAAACTTTAAAAAGAAAACCAAAAGATACTTACGATAATTATCTTGCATATAACACTAAGTTTGAAAATGTAGAAGACCATGAAGATTTTTCTGGGCCAAAAAAAGTGGATCACAGAGAGGTTAAAATGGTAAACCAAATTTTCGGTGCATTATCAAAAAATTTTAGTAAAGATAATATAATTGTACAAGGTAGGAAAGTTAAAAAACTGAATTAAAGAATTGTGTCTAGTGGTAGGGACTTGTTATATCATCCTTATATGACTAGAAAAGTTCGATTGTTAGAGAGTTGCTTTTCTCATTGGTACACTAACAGTTGTAAATAAACTTTTCACTACCACACTAAATCTTTTTTATTTCAACAATTACACTATTAGGAATTATTGTTGTGTTTCCAATTTCTTCTATTTCACCTTTTTCGGTAGCAGAGTAATCACCAAAAATTCTTGTGACACCTTTTGTTTGAGAAAGTAAGTGGCCCTTAGTTACACAAGTTGCTAAATCTAATTTCATTAAACTATCTATAGATTGCCATGAGCTATCACTTAAAATATCTTTCCATGTTACAGAAACCATTGGATATCGATCTTGCCAATTTTTAGATTTTTTATTTACAGTAATTTTTCGTTTTAACATTTACTCGGCCCATTTTTGTTTCTAAATGTTTATTGTGTACTTTGTTAAATACTTTCATAAACTCACTAAAACTATTGGTTCTCAATTTTCTCTTGTTCTTCTGTTTTAATTTCAATTGTTTTAGCATTATATCCGTCTATTTTATTTGATAATTCTTTTAATTTATTTTCGAGTTCATTTCTACTCATGCCTTCTAAACCTGAAACTTTTACTTCTCTCTTATCAACATAAAGGCCCGCAAGTTGACCGGAACGGTACTCTGCTTGTACGGATACGTTAAATTGTTTATTTTCTTCTGCCTTTTTGGATAAACTATCTAAACGTCTAAATCTTTTTAATTTGTCTTTTGAAAATTTGTTAACTTCTTCTTCGTATTTTTTATCGAGATATTTTGCAATATGGGGATTTAATCTTCTATTTAAAAGTCTGGAAGCTATGGCGGAATAATCTGTAGGATTTTTGCACTCATACTTTGCCTGTTTACAAGCATCAGCATATGTAATCTCACCCCAATTAGCAACAAGAATATCAACGAATAATCTTTGCTTTGGAGTTAGGTCTTTCTCGGAACGGTCTTCTTTTTTCAATCTGGACATTTTTCTACTATATAGATTATTTTAACACATTAGAACAGTTCAAAATAGTTGCGAAGGGTATCTATATTAGCAATATTATTGTTTAAGTGTCCCTGAGGGACACCATAGGGACACCATTAGGGACACCATAAAACAGTCTTAAATAGTTGTTATTACTACTTTTTTTCTCTTTAGGGACACGAGGGACACCATATTAGGGTATGGGGGTACTTTTTATATTAAAGAGGTCTAGATAATCTATATAAATAATTTTCCGGGCCTTGAGGAGGATACTAATTTTCTAGGACAAAGGGAGGGTATTGTGGTATAATTACAACAATAATGTTTTTTTCATTATTTGCTCTCTTGACCCCTAAGGTTTTTGTTATTTATTTTCCTTAGGGGTTTTTAATCCGCTGATACTTTTAATTTCTTTAAGAATTTTTTTACGTTCTTTAGCATTACTACAGGCCCGGTATTGTTTATAAAGGTATCTGTACCTAAGCCATTTCAACTGAATAGATGTATATTTAATTATCTTTTTAGATATTAACTCATTAAACTTTGATCTAATAATTTCTGGTTCAAAACATGCACACCAACAAATACTGTTAAAATTTTTTGTATCATTGGTAAACCAATTGTAGCTATCTTGTTTTGCATAGGCATCATGCTTATGTTGGCCCATATTTAGAGCATCCTCGAATGCCTGTAGAATTATCGCCTGAAACAGACGTTCCTCCGGTGTCCTTTGGCCGTCAATCAATTCGCGCGATATATTAATGCCCAAAATTTTTAACAAGTTCAACGAATAATTCACGATAATACCTTAACACTTTTGGTGCAGTCACTACGTTCATCGCAAAATAATA